ATAATGTTATTTTTTAAATTTTTGTGTAAAAATCTGTATGTCGGACGACAAAGATTTATTAAAATTATTTTTAGAAAGTGGGTGGATGGTGTCGATAATTGGGGCAGCAGGAATGCTGGCCAGATTAATTTCGAACCCGTTAAAAAGAGCCAAATGGACAGATTATATTCGTAAAATAATTGTTGCATCTATTACATCCACAGTAGCTTGGTTCGTCGTTGAACAAATGGATATAAGTTCGATAACTAAAGCCATAACATATGGCGTTGTTGGCGTCGTGAGTCCTGAAATAATCGACGCTTTGACAAATTTGGCCAAATCTATAGCTAGAAATCCTACTCGATTCTTTAGAAAAAATGAGCTGTAAAATTAAAGTTTTTTTGCTTGGCATTATAGGTTTAATTTTTTCTATTTACGGCTATTCAATTTCTCAAAAAATTATCAGTAATATCGAAGATTTAACGTCCATACAACAGTTGAAAAATTTTGAAAAATTTATATGTGTATTTATGGCTCTTTCTATAGTTATGTCTGTTTCTACCCTAATATCTTTAAATCGTTCAAAAAGAACAAGAAAACGTGTAAAATAAATATATGGAACTAGATTTTTCAGATCAAATCTTAGCTAAAAAACGCCCTGGCCCAAAAGGCTCTGCCCAGACTCCAGCAAAACCAGAAGACAGGTTAAAAGGCTCACCAAGAAACCCTCCAGGGTCTGCTGGCACTAGTCCAGACGCCAAAGAAAAAGCTCAAAAAGCTCTTAAAAGAGAAGATCAAAAAAAAGTTATAAAAGCTTCAATTACTTTTAGCGAAAAAGTTACTACAGCCTTAAAAAATAAAGTTAAACAGCATAACGAAAAATACTCTAGAAAAGTAACATTATCTCAGCTTAAAAAGGTTTACAGAAGAGGCGCTGGAGCCTTTTCTTCTTCCAGCAGACCAGGCAAAAGTCGCGGTCAATGGGCAATGGCTCGCGTTAATACATTTTTACGAATGATGTCTGGAGGCAAAGTAAAAGACTCTTACAGAGCGGCGGATCAAGATATTGCGAAAGCGAGTGACGAGAATGTTAAATTATTGACAAACAAATCATTAGAATCTTATGATTTTGACGAATATGAATTAGTTATTGCCGCTTCAGATTTAGTTAGGTGCAACGTCAGCATTTCTGAAATGGACAGTTCTTATGAGTCAGAAGACGAAGAAGAGTACAATGAGATGTCTGAAGCGGAAAAGAAAACATTAAATAAGCCATTCAGACTTCCATCAGGATCAAAAAAGAAATTCGGGGTTTATGTCAAAAACGAAAAAGGTAACGTTGTGATGGTTAAGTTTGGCGATCCAAATATGGAAATCAAACGCGATGATCCAAATCGCCGTAAAAACTTTCGCGCTCGTCACCAATGTGATTCTAACCCTGGTCCAAAGTGGAAGGCTCGTTATTGGTCTTGTAGAATGTGGGAAGGCGGAAAGTCTGTCACTCAAGTGACAAAGGGATCTTTTGCCGCATATATGATGGAGATGGATGAAACGCACAGCCAAGAAGAATTGATGATGCAAAATCCTGATCTTAAAAATGCTCCAGAAATGGAAGACGAAAATGAAGAATTAATGGAGTATCAAAAAGAATCTGTTGAAATGACAATGACAAACGCCTCTTCTATGCTTAAAAAACTTCAAGAAATTAAAGCTATGATTGATGCTGGAGGCAAAGCCTCCGCTGAAGTTACCGAAGCTTGGGTTGCATCCAAATTAACTATTGCTGACGACTACATATCAACAGTTCACAAGTATCTTTCTTCAGAATAAGTAGAATATTTCTCCGCATACCCTATGATTTAGGGTATGCGAAACTATTCCGACATTACTTTAGTTCCTCGTTTTTTTAAGGGCAGGAGCAGATCAGATATTGATGTTTCCTGTAATTTTTTAAATAAGCAGTTTAAACTGCCCGTTGTTCCGTCAAACATGTCCTCTGTTATCAACGAAGACATCGCAAGATACCTTTCTTTTGAAGGTTATTTTTATGTTATGCATAGATTCTTTAAGGAGGCAGACGGCAACCTTAAATTAGTTAGGAAAATGAACAGTGAGTTTTGGCCAATTACCAGCATTAGTGTTGGCGTGCAACAAAGCGACAAAGACTTTATTAAAGAACTCGCCAAGGAAAAACTAAAAGTTGATTTCGTAACAATTGATATTGCTCATGGCCATTCTCAATTGATGAAAAATATGATATGGATCATCAAAGAACACTTGCCTCAAACTAAAATTATTGCTGGAAACGTATGTTCTCCCGAAGGGGCTTCTGATCTTATGGAATGGGGCGCGCACTGCATTAAAATTGGAATTGCTCAGGGAGGAGCTTGTTCAACTTTTGGTAAAACGGGATTTGGTTTGCCTATGCCCCTTACTATATTCAATATATATAAAAAATGGAAGAAAGATCCATTTCCAATCATTATTGACGGTGGAATTAAAACAAATGGGGACATCGCTAAAGCTATCACGTTGGCTTATAACGCTGATTCAACGCTTCCGTCAACAGAACAAATAGTACAAGATGAAAATGGCATACCAGAAGTCAGGGACGTTATCACTGATATTAAAAGAACTCTTCCAGAAGTAATGGTTATGGCTGGGTCTCTTTTTGCGGCTTGTAACGATTCTCCCGCCGATATGGACGATTATGGTCAAAAACATTATTTTGGTTCGGCATCCGCAAAACAAAAGGGACACAATAAAAATATTGAGGGGTTTGAGGTTAAATTGCGTGGCAACGGCATGACATACGCAGAAAAACTTAAAGAAATTGAACAAGACCTGCAAAGCGCCGCCTCTTATGCTGGAGGAAGCTTATTTGATTTATGCAACACAGAGATTATTAATTTAAATTCATAATGAAAGAAAACCTTTTTTACCAAAAGGATTATTGGCTTAATTTTGCCAGCGATTCTGACAAAAATGTTTTGAGTAAAGATTTGCACAGCTCTTGGAACATTGTTACTCAAACATACGATGAATATACAACGATTGAAGACAAGCATATTGACATTTTAAAACAGAACACCCAGATGGAATCTGTTTTGGATTTTGGCGTTGGGATGGGAAGAAATGTTCCATATTTAAAACAGGTTTTTAAAAATGTTTATGGTTTCGATACTGAACCTATGATAAAAAATCTTAAACAAAGAGAAGGATTTGATAAAAATCTTTATTTTGATTGGAACGAAGCGTCTCAAAGAAAATATGATTTAGTTTACGAATCTGTTGTTATGCAACATATTCCTCCTCAAGAAGTTATATATAGACTTTATCAAATATCTTTAATTAGTAAATATTTTGTCAGTTGGACCAGATGTTACAATGATTTTCTTAGAGATTTTCGAGCGCAAAAATTTGGAGTTAATGTAGCAAGTTTAATTTCGTCTTTGGATGCATTTGAAATTGTGGATTGCTCAATCGATTTAAATACTGCAAAACAATCTATGAACGAAACCCATTATAAAATTCTTTATAAATCTAAAAATTTATGATAAAGCTTTTACTTTTAGATTTTGATGGTATACTGTCTAATGGAAAAAAAATTATTCTAAAAGTGGAGTTTGCGAAACCAAAGAACTGTGCGACAAAGACTTTACTGCAATAAAAAGATTTATAGCTAATAAAATTCCAATATTTTTTTTATCTGGAGATTTATTTGATTTATGCAACACAGAGATTATTAATTTAAATGCTTAGTGATATAGAGATAAATACAAATATATTAATTCCTATGGCTGGACTTGGATCTAGATTTCATAAATCGCATCCAAACAAACACAAACCATTTATTGATATTTTGGGAAAGCCCATGATTGAAAGAGTTATTCAAAACTTTAATCAAATAAAAAATATAAATTTTATTTTTGTAATCAATAAAAATATACCTATTGAAAAGTTTAGCGATTTATTGAATAGTTTAAATATTTCATTTGATATTTTAATATTAGAAAATATTACAGATGGTCCAGCAAGAACATGTTTATTCGCTGAGTCTTTAATAAATAACTCAAATCCTCTATTTATAACTAATTGCGATCAAATTATAGAAGATCTTGATATAAAAACATTTTTAAATTTTTGTAAAAAGACTAACTGTGACGGAGTACTTGGGGTTTTTAATTCTAACTCTCCTAAAAATAGTTATGTTAAGTTGAATGAAAATTTTCAAATAACAAATATTAAAGAAAAAATCGTCATAAGCAATATTGCTAGTAATGGGCTTCACTTTTGGAAACACGGATCAGATTTTGTAGAATCTGCAAAAGACATGATTTCTAGTGGAGAAAAATACAATAATGAATTTTATGTCGCCCCTTCTTTTAACCATTTAATTTCTAAAAATAAAATAATTCTTCCTTATTATTTTAATATGCATTTTCCAGTCGGAACTCCAGAAGATTTGTCAAAATATGTAAAACTAAATGAAAATTTCTAAAATATCTGATTATTATAATGGTTGGTACGTTGGTGACTTTGAACCGTCCTGTTTTAAAACAAAAAAGTTTGAAGCTTGCTACAAGTTGCATAAAAGGGGAGAAAAGTGGGATAGACATTTTCATAAAAAAGCAACTGAAATAAATTTTTTATTTTCTGGCAAAATGATTATACAAAATCAAGAGTTGAATTCTGGAGATGTATTTGTCATTTATCCCAATGAGATGGCAGATCCTGTATTTTTAGAGGATTGTCATGTTTTTATCATTAAGACTCCGAGCATAACAGATGATAAATTTTTAATTTAACTTTGTGAATTATCCACTTAAAAAAAATATAAAATTTTACAATCATTTGGATGACCAAGATTTTCCAATTATAAATGTAAATGGTTACAATGGAAGCAATGGAGAGTTTACAGAATGTAATTGTAATGAACTAAGAGAAGCCTTACGCAAGATGAAAAGATGCAAAAGTATATTGGAAATAGGCGTAGACAGAAACAATATAAGCAGCACAAAAACACTACTATCTTTAAAAGATAAAGATTGTGTATATATTGGAATTGATATCAGAGACTGCTCGTACCTTAATGATCCAGAAAATAATTCTTTTTTTATGCAAGAAAGATCTGAAAATATAGAAACTGTAAAAAATTTTATAAATTCAAAAGGAATTTCTGAATTAGATTTTATTTTTATAGATGGCTGGCATAGTATAAATCAAGTACTTAAAGAATGGGAGTATACATCCATGCTTTCTCAAAATGGTATCGTCGGATTTCATGACACAAACAACCACCCTGGTCCAACATTATTTGTTGATAATTTAAATAACGACTGGATTGTAGAAAAAAAATGTTTTCACGATTGGGGTATCAGTTTCGTAAAAAAAGCTTTATAGATAATGAATATATACAAACACTTAAACGATATTGATATAGAAAACTATTTTATTGTTAAATATTATTTAAAATCTCTTTCAAATTTAAATGAAGCGGCTTGGGCGTTGGCAATAGGTCAATCTGTTGGAAATCCAAACGTTAGAAACAAATGGGAAACGGAAGAGCTTTTTGAAAAGTTTTCTTGTATTATTTTAGCTGATAAAAAAGAATTATTATCCCTCAAAGAAGGGGTTGTTCAAATTGCCTTTCCTATAAGAAATGTAAACTTGAAAGAAAATGGCATTTCTCATCTTCTTGTTAATTTAATGGGTGGACAATTAGATATTGATATAATAGATAAATGTCACTTACTAGATATTGAATTTCCAGAAAAAATTTTATCCTTTTTTAAACGCTCTAAATATGGCATTACTGGAATAAGAAAATTTACAAACTGTTACGAAAAGCCTCTATTGGGAGCCATAGTCAAGCCAAAAATAGGAGTCAATTCAAAAACTTTATTAGATATGGTTAAAGAGCTTGTTGAGGGTGGAGTCAATTTTATAAAAGAAGACGAAATAATGTCAGAATTTGATCTGTGTCCAATAAAAGAAAGAGTTCCCTTGGTAATGAATTATTTATCTGGAAAAAATGTAATATACTCCGTATCTATTCACAGTGATCCAGATAAAATTTTAGATAGAGTTCGTTTGATCAACTCTTTGGGCGGTAACTCCGTTCACGTTAATTTTTGGTGTGGTCTTGGCATTTATAGGTCAATTAGAGATTTAGATCTTCCTATTTTTATGCATTTTCAAAAAAGCGGAGATAAAATTTTGACAAATAAATCCCATTCATTTCATATTGACTGGAGATTAATGTGTAAAATCGCCGCACTAAGCGGCGTTGATTTTATTCACGCTGGTATGATCGGAGGATATTATAAGTGGGACGAAAACGAAGTAATAGATTCTTGTAAAATTTTAACCGACCTAAATACTATGCCAGCGATAAGTTGTGGATTTAATGCTGGATTAACTGATATGGTCAATAGCAAGCTTGGAATAAACTATATGGCAAATGTTGGGGGAGGAATTCATGGCCATCCAAATGGAACACTAGCTGGCGCAAAATCTATGAGACAAAGTATTGATAAAAAATACGATAAAGAATATTATGAGGCTATTGATAAATGGGGATATAAAAAATGATGCCTAAAGCTTGTTTATGTATTAGTGGCCACTTAAGAAGTTACAAAAGGACAAAAGAGTCTTATAAAAATTTTGTTGAAATATTAAATTCAAAATTTGAATCGTTAGACATTTTTTTGACAACATGGGATAAAACAGAAGCTCAAAGTTCTTGGGCTTCATCTCACGGTTTGATTAGTCAAAGAACAGATACAGATGAAAACGATTTAGTTGAGACATTTAAACCTTCAAAATATTTAATTTTCAACGATGATTTTTATAGCTCTTTTTATAGCCCTTTAAATTTTAGTCTCGTATCTTTAAATAAAATTATTCCATCGGAAACAAATAGCGAGTACTTTCAAAGTAAACGCCCAGAATTAATAAATAACGAAAGTTCAATTAAAGTTGACAAAAGAATGGTTTATAATGAAATTCCGCATATTTTTAAAATGTGTTTTTTGAAATATGAACTTCTGAAAATTAAAAAAAACTATGAATATTTGCACAACAAAACATACGACATTTGTTTTTATTCAAGGCCAGAAATTATTTATAATAACGAATTTGTAAATAAAATTAATTTTGATTATATTATAGATTCTAATTTAAATAAAAATTATGTATGCTCTAACCTATCAACTAGAAATGGATGGGATAAAAAGTATCCATCAATAAAAGATAAATGTTTATTTGGCGGCGATTTTGGCATGAATATATTTATGAATACATTTTTGTTTTTACCCTCCTTTTTTTATAATAATGAATGGCCTGATGGTGAGTTCGCTAATGCTCAAAATCTAATTAACTTTAACACAAAAATAATTAGTTTTCCTGAATTCGGGCTTCTTTCCAATGACTCTTGCCCATCTTTCTTGAGGTAAAAATTATGTGTTTAATTATATCTCATAGAGGAAATATAAATGGACCAGACCCTAATTTAGAAAATGAACCTATTCATATTGATAAATTGTCTAAGACAATGCATTGTGAAATAGACGTTTGGATGATTAATAATAATTTATTTTTAGGCCATGATAAACCTGAGCGTAGAATAGATGAATCTTTTTTAAAAAATCCAAATCTTTGGTGTCATGCAAAAAATTTAAATGCGCTTGAGTATATGCTCGACTATAATATCCACTGCTTTTTTCATGATTCGGATTCCTATACAATAACTAGTAAAAAATATATATGGACATTTCCCAATAAAAATATTTGTAAAAAAAGCGTTATTGTAGATTTAAATCAAAATTGGCAACAAAAACAATACGACTGTTTTGGCGTTTGCTCTGATTATGTTTTAAAGTAAATTTATATTGAATATAATCATTAAAAAAGAATAATAAAAAAATGAAAACTGCAATAGTAACTGGAGTTACAGGTCAAGATGGTAGTCATATGGTCGATTACTTGCTCGCAAACACAGATTTGAACATTATCGGGATTGTGCGCCGACTCAGCGTGCCAAATCATAAAAATCTTGAGCATATAAAAAATGACCGTTTTTCAATAGTTGAGGCCGACATTTGCGACTCACAAAGCATTTCTTTAATCATTCAAAAATATAAGCCAGACTATTTTATTAATTTTGCAGCAAATTCATTTGTCGGTTCAAGTTGGGATTTACCACTTAACCATATGACAACCAATTGTTTGGCAGTTATGTTTCAGTTAGAAGCTATTAAAAACTTTGCGCCTAAATGCCGCTATTATAACGCTGGCTCTTCAGAAGAATTTGGAGATGTCTTATATATGCCACAGGATGAAAATCACCCACTTCGTCCAAGAAGTCCTTATGGCGCATCGAAAGCTGCTGCTAGACACATCGTTAAAGTTTGGCGCGAATCTTACGGCCTTTACGCTGTTCAAGGATGGTTATTTAACCACGAAGGAACTCGCAGAGGAAGCGAGTTTGTGACTAGAAAAATTACTTTGAACGTGGCTAGAATTAAAAATGAAATCATTTACAACTCCAAGGCTAGAACTTCAATTGCTAAGATCAAACCTCTTGAGTTAGGAAACTTAATGTCAAAAAGAGATTGGAGCGATGCGGAGGATTTTGTCGAAGGCGTGTGGCTTATGCTTAATCAAGAAAAACCCAAGGACTACGTTCTATCTTCAAATGAAACTCATACAGTAAGAGAGTTCGTTGAACTTGCGTTTAATGCAGCTGAGATAGAAGGCGTTTGGCTAGGAAGCCCAGGAACAATTGAAGAAACATTTATTCATAAAGAATTTAAAATACCACTCGTTGTAGTTAATCCTAAATTTTTTAGACCCGCCGAAGTTGATGTTTTGTTGGGAGGTTCAGACAGAGCTAGAAAAGATTTAAACTGGCAACCTAAAACATCTTTTTTTAGGCTAGTTAAAAAAATGATGGACAATGATTTAGCAAAACTTAATTGACAGCTACCGGCGCAGTCACAAATCCATCTCCATAATTAATGAAAATCATTTTTAGAGCCTGTGACGTTGTAAATAGTCTTCATGGAAGTGTTGACGGCTCTTTCAATCCAAGACCGTTTAATCTGCCAAAGAAGGAAATTATAAAAATTGCCGCCAGATCTTTAAAAGAGTCTGTGCAAGATTGCAGTCATGAGTTCTACTTGGTCGGAGATAGGGTTTCAGATGAAACATGGTCGTTCTTGAGCAATTTACTTAATCCAGTTTATTCTTTTAATTCAAAAGAAAAACTTGGAGATGGCGGTAGTCTATTGCATTGCTCAAGACTGGCTATGGAATTTAATGATGACGAATTGATTTACTTTGCTGAAGATGATTATCTTCACAATCCACAGACGTTTTTATTTAAATTAAATGCATTTCTAAAGTTTGCCGATGGGAATATTTCCAATCCTTGGTTTATTCATCCTACTGATTATCCAGATCAGTATGGTAGATTATTAAATAGATCTTATATTTTTCAGACAGAGAGTGGATACTGGCGAGAGGTTTTTAATACCACTCATACATTCATGGTTCGCAAAAAGGATTATGCAAAATTTGTTGACTTCTTCAGGGAATGTCACGCAGAGGATGGTAATGATGGCAAGCTATCAACCATCTTTGGCAAAGATGCTTTTTGTTTTTCTCCTCTTCCTGGTATCGCGACCCACATGCATAGCGGTACATATTCGAACTACGTCGATTGGATGACCATGATTAAAGATTTTGCTTCAGAAGGTATTGACTTAAACAAAGAATAATGCTAACAATTAGGTATGGACAGATCAAATAAAGTTCAACTTATCGGAATTTATGGCGACGACCTTACTCATGCTTGTTCTGCTTGGACATCAACCAGCCGTGAGATTAATGAAGAAAAGAAGGGCAGAGTGGGCAATCTACTCAAAATGCTCGCAGATAATGGTCACCACACCCCCTTTGAAAAATCCTCCCTGCATTTTTTAGTTAATACTGATATCGCTTCGCATATCCATATTATTAAACATCGCATTGGAGTCTCTGTTAATGGAGAATCGGCGCGATACAAGGAGATTAAAGAAGACGAATTTTTAATTCCTCAAGATTGGCCTGATTCGTGGAAAGAGATTTTAAATTCATATACCGAAAGAGGTCTTGATCTTTACCACAAATGTATTGAAGATTTAGTGCAGAATCATGGATTTGACAGAAAGAGAGCTAAGGAATCAGCTAGATTTTTTAGACCATATAATACGCAAATTACTGCTGATGTTATGTTTAACTGGCGTTCCTTTGCTCATTTTTTAAATCTCAGAAACAAGCCAGACGCACAAAAAGAAATAAGAGACATTGCAGTTCAAATGCTTGAACTGATTAAAGAAACAAATAAGTTCCCTCTTACCATACAAGCTTTTGGAGTGTAAAATAATATGTGCCTACAGAACTTATCAGTTTATTCGGTGGAGCAATAACGGGTTTTATTTTTCGTATAATAGCCGCAAAAGCAGAAGAAAGTAGGGCTAGATTCGATAGAATGATGAAAGCTATAGATAAGCGCGACGATTCTGCTGATAAAGCTTTAAAAAGAGATGGCGATATAGGAAAGGTAGTTAGGCAGTTTATTGTTATTTCTGTTATTTTTTCAATTGTTATATCTCCATTTGTAATGGCGATTTTAGGCATCCCAACATATCTTGAAGTTGATTATTCCACCGGAACTAGTTTATTCGGATTAATTGGTAATGAAGCCACCAACAAAGCCTTTGTCGAAATTTCGGGTAATTTAATTACCGCCGAAATAAGACAGTGCCTAATCGCTGTTACTGGATTTTATTTCGGATCAGCATCCGCGTCAAATAAGTCTTAAAGACTTGACATAATTAGTTTCTTGTGGTTTGCTTTCTTTGTGAAAAAGAAAATCAACCGAAAAAAAATTATTAATAATTTGGTCGAAATCCCAAAATCTGCCGACAAAAGGTTTTGGCAAAGAGAAATGGTTTTTCTGAAAAAACTTGAGAAAAAATACGGGATAGATTTTTTATCCCAATATCAAGAAGATAAAAAACTCCCAACACTAGCTTATCTTTTCGCTGATTGGAAAGCGAAGCTTGTTGACATTAGTCACAAAGAGTTTTACTATACTCGTCTTTATCAAAAAGATCTTTCCTTAGAAGAAAAAATTGGGAAAGATGTCGAAGTAAAAGCAAAAAAAACACTTAAACAATTTTTATCATGACAAAAAAAATAAAAGAAGAAGAGCAAAAAAATGATGATATTTCATCTAAAAATGTTCTTGGCTCTTTTCTCAAGAACAAAAAAGACGATCATTATAATTTCGAGGATTCCGTAACATACAAGGTTTCAACTGGCTCTCTTAACTTTGACCTACAAACAGGAGGGGGTTTGCGACCTGGTGTGCATCGTTTTGTTGGGTTTACAGAAGGGGGCAAAACCTCTGCCGCACTAGAAGTTATGCGGAATTTTTTAAATACAATCGATGGAGCTAAAGGCTTTTATATCAAAGCCGAAGGCAGGCTTTCCGAAGAAATGATGATGCGGTCAGGAGTCAAGTTTGTGTTCGACGCTGAACAATGGGAAGTTGGAACCTGCTTTGTTTTTGAATGCAATATTTACGAGACCGCTGTCGATGCAATGCGCCAGCTTGTTGTCCATAACGACGAAAAAAATAAATATACATTTATCCTAGACTCTGTGGATGGACTTATCGCGAAAGGAGATCTAGAAAAAACTTTTGAAGAATCAAAGAAAGTCGCTGGAGGCGCTGTGCTAGCCGCCGACTTTATGAAGCGTATGTCTATCGCGCTTCAAAAACGCGGCCACATAGCTATCTTTATCTCTCAAGTTCGCAGCGACGTAAAGATTGATCCTTATAGCTCTGCCCCAATTCGCCAAACTTCAGCAACTGGCGGCAATGCACTTCTTCACTTTGCTGATTTTATTTTTGAGTTCGAACCTCGATTTGAAGGCGATGTTATTTTAAAAGACTCTACTATTAAAAAAGCTGATGCAATTAAAAATCCAATTATTGGTCATAATTGCAAAGTAATTATAAAGAAAAGCCCCAATGAAAAAAGTAAGGTGAAATTCCAGTATCCTATCAAGTATGGCCGCACAGATGGTCGTTCAGTCTGGCTTGAAAAAGAGATTGTAGATATGCTTATGCTTT